CGTACAATCATGGCAAGGTTTCGCTGAACAATATGGTGCAGTTCATAGTCACGAAATTACCTATGACCACGCCGATATTGCATATACTAAGAATTATGCATCTGGTATTGAAACCATGCGTAGGGCTATGACCACTGGATCAACTGCTACAGGCTTGCCACGTGGATATATTGACGGATTAATCACCAGTAATAATGGAACAGATGCAGACCATAATATTGATATTGCCGCTGGTGCCTGTAGGGATTCTACAAATGCTGCTGATTTAGTTTTGTCAGCAGCAATAACAAAGAGAATTGATGCGTCATGGGCTGTAGGTTCGGGCAATGGTGGTCTTGATACAGGCTCAGTTGGCAATGCTACATGGTACCATGTGTGGCTAATTAAGCGTAGTGATACGGGTGTAGTTGATGCGTTATTCAGTACATCTGCAACAGCACCAACAATGCCAGCAAACTATGATTTCAAACGAAGAATTGGTGCAGTATTGACGAATGGAAGTGCAAATATTATCGCCTATACACAGTATGGTGATTTGTTCCTGTGGAAGACGCCTGTATACGACGTAAATGCATCGGCAACATTAGGCACCAGTGCAACGTTGTACACAATAAGTGTCCCCACAGGTGTTGAAGTTCTAGCGCAAGTAACAACATACGGATATAAAGCATTAAACACAATATCAACGTATACGTCATCACCACTTGTTACCGATGTCGCGCCTGCTAACGGAAATCAAAATTCGCTGCAAGTGACGGAGGGAGGAACTGGCGTAACGCAGGGACCAGCAGGAAATATTTTTAGAACAAATACATCTGCACAATTGAGAATGCGAGCAAATACGAAACAATCGGTTGCTTGCATGTGGACGTATGGATGGTTTGACCCAAGAGGAAAGGACGCATAATCATGGCAGAAATCAGATGGATTGACAGGGATAAAGACGGTTACATTTGTGGCACCTATGCCAGAAAACAGAGGGAGAATCAAGAATTTCTTCCTGAAGATAGTGAGGAAATGTTAGAATTTGCAGAATTTCTAAAAAATCCTGAAATTCGTGACACGCTTGAAGAATTCACAAAAAAACAAGTACAAATATTAGATGATAGAACTAAAGAATATGTCTATTCTAAATATCCAATTCATAGACAAATATCATTACAAAAGCTTCAAACAGACTCACGATTAGCAGGATTAAAGGAAGCAGCAGATTATACAGATTTAGTATGGAATTGGATGCAAACAGTATTTATTTATTATTATACCAAAGAAGACGAAATTGTTACAATTGCAAATGATGAAAAATTGTCTGATGATGAAAAGAAAAAAGCAATTTTAGAAGTAATTAATAATATTAATTTAACTGTATTCGATGCTACTGATCCAAAAGTTACTATTCGTGAAACCATGGCCAAGATGCAAAAAACAGGATAACATAAAATGGCTGGAAGTGTCATAACAAGACTGCAAGTAGCACAACCCAACTATGTTGACTTGACCAGCAATCAGGTGGTGTCTGGAACAAAGGTACTACAACTAATACAAACCCCACAGGTACCGACAAATGATAATGATGTAATTAATAAAAATTATTATGATATTTTACTTAATTATACGTCTGGTATTGGTACATTAAGTGAGTGGACTCAACTACATTTAGCTGAAGTAGAATCTTACGCATCTGGTACGGCTGGAACAGGATCGGGATCAAACCCCGCATTAGAAACATATGCATCTGGTATAAATATTTTATCTCTTGATAATCAACAAAGAATTACAACATTAGAGGCGGCTACGGGATTAACTAGATTAACCAATGATTTAACTATATATGTTAATTCCGATACTGGCAGTGATATAACGAATACAGGCGAATCAGGATCACCATTTCAAACCATTCAGTATAGTATAGATCATATTTGTAATAATTATGATTTGGTTGATAAACGAGCTTTTATAAAATTATATGATGGTACATATGTTCATGATGGAAGAATTATTTGTAAATCTTTTTACGGTAAACAAGGAGCGATTAGAGTTAACGTCTTATCAGGAGCGTCTATTACAGTAGCCGGAAATGCTGATTATCCTGAACGAACAAATGTAGTTTTCTCTGGTATAACATCAGGATTTTATTCTGAAACACCATGTCCATATATTGTACAGGATATGAAAATTACCTTGGTATCTCGTGTATCAGGTTATGAACCATCAATAAATTGTCAAATACAGGGTTGTATGGCATACAATAATCTTATTTTTGCAGGAAATCAAGGTATACCATTAATAGCACAATATGGTGGAAAAATTTTCGTCGCAGCAAATGATACCCCGAAACAAATAAATATAGCAGCAAAAAATATCTACTCTTTGGCTAGGTCTATTGTAGGTTCTTTTATTGCTATTGATTCCACTAATGTAATTTTTAGTGAACGTGTTACAACTACTCGTGGATTTGTTTGGGCGGAACAATTAGGTGAAATTAGTGCACAAAATACAACATTTAGTGGGCAAAATGCGGCTACAGTTGGTCCCAAATATGAAGTTTCATTAAATTCATTAATATATACAAATACCAATAATGCATCATTTTTCCCCGGAAATACTAATGGTTCAAATACAAATCACGTACAATACTACTAATAGAAAAGGAAAATATATCAATGAGTGATAACATAAAACCAGATGTACAAAAATCATTAAGTCAATTAAAAGAACGAATTAAAAATCGTGCTAATAAATATAATTTATCTCCTGAAATGTGTACATCTCCAACACATGTTGATGGTGATGATTTATTTTTATATGGTCCACCGATTAGTCCAAGAGAATTTATAGAATCACCAGAATTTGGTAATAATAGCCAAAGACGGGTTGTTTATCCTTGGGTAGCAGATGTATTAACAGAAATCTTTAGCGGTAAATACTATGCACCAAAATATCAAACTGCCGCTATTGTTGCCGCAAAGGGTTCTGGTAAATCCTATTTATCTGGTTGGGCATTGGCATATCTTTGGTACTGGTATCTAAATTTTAAAGATTTCGGTGCTTACCTACGAAACTCTCAAGGATTAAATTATGATAGTGCACAAACAACCGCATTTATCATGATGGCACAAACTACAACACAGGCAAGACGAGTTGTATTTGATTATACTACTAAAGCTATGAAAGAAGTTAAATTCATTCGTGATCATGAATTAATGCCTGATCCTAAAGCAGTAAAAGAACTACGATTTAATATTTGGGACGAAGCATTTAGACGAGATTTTACAAAATTACTGATTTTACCGGGAAATTCTAGTCAATCATTCACTTTAGGCTATAATATTTTTGCTGGCGTTATTGACGAGGCTACAAACTGGAAAGAAAAATCGTCTGATCCAGCAGAAGACCTATTTAATGAAATGCGACAGCGACAATTTTCACGATTTGGTAATAATGGATTAATTCTATTAATTTCATCCGCTAACATTGACGATGATTACGTAGAACGATTAGAAGAAGAATCATTAGAAAATCCAAGCACATATTTTAAACGATTGTCTCTATATGATTGTAAACCTGAATATAAAAATTGTGAACGATTTGATATTAATATAAAACGCGAAAGAGCAGACGGTACAATTGAAGAAATTACATTACACCCACCAATTCAACTTAAACCATTATATGACAATCACTTAACTCAGACTTTACGTGACGTGGAATCTATTCCTTCAGTGGCCGGTCAACCATTCTACCCAGATTATATGTTATTACTTTCTCGTATTAATCATTCTCGTCAAGACCCCGCACCCGATGCTGGTAAAGACAAACCGGAAGGTCCAATGGATGTTTATACAAAACTACCACCGTGGTTCAGGGCTATTGGTGATGCTGAATATCATATTCATATAGACTTGGCAAAAGGTACAACGGCTAATCACTGTGGTTGTGGTCTTGCTATGTGTCATAAACAAGCACATCCAACTTTTGGATATGTTATTGTGATGGATTTAGCAGTTAGATTTAAAACACCAAAGGGCAAAGAATTAAACATAGGTGAATTATTGGAATTTGTAAAATTACTTAAAACTAGTAAAGGATTTAATATTAAAAAAGTTACATTTGATAAATGGAATAGTTTACAGCCAATTCAAACAGTAAATGGTTGGAATATGGGTATAATTGCTGAAGAATTGTCTGTTGGCTACAAAGAACATACATATCTTAAAACACTTATTAATGTGGGTCAATTTGACTTTTATGAAGATCAAAATTTAATCTATGAGTTAAAACGTTTAGAGGATTACCAAACATTCGTAGATCATGCTCCCGGTGCATTTAAGGATGAAGCAGATTCCGTAGCAGGGGCAGCATATAATGCAGCAGAACTTACCGAGTCAAAAGAAATTATAAAACCCCGTGCCATATGTGGTGCGTTAGTCAGTCGAAGTGGAAAAACTTTCCTGAATGGTGGTATGAGTGGGCCTAATTACAGAAGTCCATTACCAAATTTAGGCAAGTATAGACAAAATGCATTTTAACCTTGACAAATGCTTCGATTGCAGTATAATACCATATAGGACTATGGAGAAACTATCATGGCTGCAAAGAAATTTTCTTTACGAGTAGAGATGGAAGTGGAAGCAATGACTGATAATGAGGCAATTAATAAAACGGAAGTTTTAGTTAAAGAACTTCCAAAAATGGATGGTGTAAGATTCGTTAAGTATTCTGTTTATAATAAACAAACCAAGAAAATAATTAAAGAGGAAAACTAAATCGCTACAAAAATTTGTGGTTACAGCGAATTAGATGCAATTAGAAATGTAGATAGTTTATTACATACTAAAATACCTTTTTATATTTCTGCACCATATGTCTTTTATGGTGGTGATATTCCATTTTTTGATATTTATGTGGAAGAAATTTATAATTGGTTTATTAATGAATATAATAAAGATATAAGTTTATACCACAATAAAGATCAAAATTATTATTCAACAATCACAGACTATTATAAAAATCCTATTCTTTATGGCTATCTTTTATATTCTCCAACGTCAAAATACATAGGCAAAAGAAACTATACTCTTCAAAAAGCAGTAGATTTTACCAAGGTAAATGCTGCTTGGAGAATTCCATACAAAAATATAATTCATGATCATTCTAAAACAAAAATTGATAACATTATTGAGCGTGGGTATTTTTGTAGATTAGTTGAAACGGATGCTGTTTTTATAAAAAATATAATGGATGACATTTTAAAAAATAGAAAACGAGAAGCTGAATCTGCTAATAATGGTAATGATTATTTTACTAGATATTTTAGAGAAACAGACTACAACGGATATCTAAGTGAGCCAGTTTTTCGTAGTCAAATGAGATTTAAAGCATGGAGTGTAAACCATTTAGCAGATGAATTAAAACAGCAATGGCTTACAAGACCTTATGTGTTCATGAGAACACACACAAAAAATCCTTATGTAAAACAAAATTTAATTAGTTTAAATTCTGATAGTCTTTATGACTCTGCTATAAATTCCATACGTCCAACTCTTCCAGCATTATTTATTACAGGAACAGGCGAACTTTGCTATGTTGATATGTTTACAGCAAAGGCAAGGAAGAAACTCCCAACACCTGATAATATGATGGGATATTATCAATTATTAAACTTGAATGGTGAAGTTATTACTCCGCAAGAAATTATTTGTAATTACTCTTTTAGAAAACAAACAGCATCTTCAATTTTTGACACTAATTATTTATTTATTTATAATGAAACAGCTACAACTAGAAGATGCTTGGTAACAAATAGTAACTTAGTTCCACTATATGACATAGATTTTTTTGAAAAAGAAATAATAGAGGGTGCCTCAACTTTAACAATAAACCCAAAAATTACAGGCTGTGGACAACTAACATTACCTGATTATTGGTATGATCCATGTTTATTAAATGAGGAACATTCTTTTAATAACTATAGTTATTATGGTGATTTTAAATACATTGGAAAATTATTACCAGAATTTAATGAAGACGCAACAGCATACAACTATGATTTGTTAGAATTCTTAAAAGAAAGAAGAGTACACAACCTAAATAAAGATGCAACAGATGTAGCTGAATTTATAAAGAGTATTATTGATACAGATGCAATGGAAAATACTGAACAAACTGTCTGCCAAGAAACAACTGATGGAACACCACAAAGTAATATTACTGAATATAAATACCCGAAACTTAATAAAATATATTATTATGATAGTGTTACAAAGCAACGAGCGTTTCGTTATGATCCTGCTAGTCAAGAAAATGAACCTTATGTACAAATAGCTTCTATCTGTGGGTTGACTCCTGTAGAGTCTTTAGTAGATTTATCATCTTATGTTTTATATAGTACAAATGATTCATTTTTAACAAGTTATGAAACCTATGCTAATTTTAATGACTCCATAGATGTTGGTCCTATTTGGTTTTTCTGGGGTGTAACGGCTGCAACAGATGCCGGTCCATGGTCTACAAGTTATCCATCTAGTGAGACATTAATACTAACAAATTTACAAGTTCTGTCCACAAGTTCTGCTGGTGATGTAATATCACAATCAAAAGAAAATGATCCTGATACTGGCAATGCCGTATTAACTGATGCTATAATGACATTAAGAGTTACGGTAGAAACACAAAAACTTCAGTATATGCTAAAAAAAGGTATTGTTGTAGAAGAAAATGCAGATGGAGAAAAATATTTTGTAAAATATGATGTAAATATAATAACTGCACCAAGATGTGGATTGTATTCAGGAAACAATGAAGTAGTTGCCAGATTTAAAGTTCAGCGATATACGGGTGTTAATTTTGATACATTAACAGAATCTAGTGTCATTACCCTTTACAATGGTTATGGAGCAAAAACAACGGTATCAAAATATGAAAACACAAAAGACTACTTTAGATTTTTATATTATTTAGATTCATATACAGAAGTTAAAGATGGTAAGTATACTAATAATTATAGAATTTATTCAGAGAATGTGAAAATTTATAGCAGAATTAAAGAAGATATCACAATTAGAAAAACAATTGCACCGGGAACTATCTATGATCGTGGAGATTGGGAATATCCCGGCTATACATGGAAATATGATCCTGATACAAAAACATTTGAAACAAAATCTATCAAAAAAGATTTTGACTACATTAAACCATTGTACTATTATACCAACACACTAACTGAATTAACAAGTACATATAATCAACCAAACATTATTTCAAAGGTTTCCTTTGACCGTTTAGGAATAGCAAGAAAATCTTTTGTGAGTTCCTGCACGAATGTTGGTGAAATGGCATCTAGACAATATGGATTTAATGAATCAGTTAAGGCCGGATTAAATAGTACTGAATTTAAAAAAATTGATAGACTATTCTCTCATGGAATATTACTTAATAATAATGATTTTTATACGTTTAAACAACAACCCTGCCATGCTAGTAGAATTCCTTCAGATAATCCATATGTACCATCAGAGTATGATTTGTATGCTGATCCACAAACCAGCGAGACAAAAGCCTACCCAAGATTAAATAGTTCAATACATAGTGCCACAAAACTCTTTGCTATAGAACAAGAAAAAGCAGACATTACTGATGAAGAAAACAATGAAATATCAAGTAAAAAACTGATAGCTACTGGTTGGGACTTTAGTTTGGAACCACCAAAAAGTTTAATTCATCCAATTCCAACACAATTTACATTAATTGGTCCTTGTTATCATAGTCCTGTACAAGCGGCAGCATTTAAACAATTCACCACAGATATTGGAAGTTCTGGTGGTGGTTATCCTTACTATGGTGGTTCAGTAAGTTTATATACTGATGATCATATGATGATCTATTACATACCAAGTGATCCAATTTTGGATGAAGACATAGTATCCACAATTGGTTCTTCACGAACTCTTGATTTTCATTTCAAAGGAATAGACAGAGGATTACAATTAAGCAACAAAGAACGCTTCATGGTATTAACAGAATCCTCAAATTTTAGTGGTTTTATTGATTTAGTTAACGAAGAAGACCCAAGTAAAGAAATAACATTCCCCGATTCAAGACTATTACGATTTTCAACAAATGCACGATTTGGTTTGTACAGATTGAAAATAAAAGATGATCTTGAAATAACAAAAAATCCGAAAACAGGTGAGGCAGTTTTACGTGTTGATCAATCTCCACTAATTAAAATTTGGCCTAGAACATTACCTATAAAATATCAACAAGATACTGATGGCGTATTTCAAAAAGTATCAGATTGGAAATTAGGATTTTTACCTGCACCAAAGAGCAACTATCATTTACGCTTTTTCCGAAAACAAGAACCAGATGAGTTAATTAATCTGGAAGAGCCATTTGATCCACAATATGGCATAATGACGATTAAAAAAATTGAAAGCACAAAAACAGGTGACAATGATCTATCAGAAGTTTCAATGGAAGTCAGCTTTTGGAACATAGCATATGGCGGAGCACCTTATATACCAAAGAGTCTTAGTAAAAATAAACAAATCGTTGTAGAGTTCAATGGTGTTGGTTCTTATCCTTATTACTGGTATGTTGTAAACACGAATAAAACTGAAACCATTGCTCTATTGTTACCTTATGTAGAAGATGGCAAAGTTAACAAGAAAAAGAAAAAACTGGTCACACTTGGAACTGCTGGAAAATTTAAACTTTGTGTAACTGACGGTGCGGGAATATTTTATGCTTCTTCGGAAATAGAAATAAAATAATCCTTGACATAACCCTTTGAGGCTTTATAATACCCATAGGGAGAAAGTGTATAGATGATATACCAGTATAAAAAATTTCTACGCTTTGTAGATATTTCTCGTGCGCTATTTCATAAGCCAGAGGGTCGTTTCAAACATTTTACTTTTATTATAAAAGGCACCAAAATCGTATCAATTGGGTTTAATAATGTTTACAAAGAAGCTGTAAAAATTGGTGGTAGATATTACACATATCCTTATGGTGGTGCACATTCTGAAGCTGATGCCGTGGCAAATTTGGCTGATTTAAACATGATGCGTCGATATACGGTTGTTAACGTGCGATTAGACCACTCTAAAATGTTACAAAATTCAAAACCATGCTCTGTTTGCCAAGGATACCTGCGCCTTTTTGGTTTTCGTGCCATTTATTATTCAATGCCTGATGGGTTTCATCAACTATATTGAGATTATATCATAGTAGAAGGACTCATAGGAGATAAGAATTTGGACGGTGAAATTAATATAGCCCAAAAAGTAGAAAAAACACAAGTTTGCCGTGTTTGTGGTGAAATAAAATCTTGTGATGAAATGTATCATTGGCCTTGTAAACATGGTGGAAAATTAAATAGAAATATTGGTACATGTAAAATTTGTCAAAAGAAAAAAAGAAGAAATTATTATAATAATAACAAAGAACAGATAATTAGCTATAATCATCAAAGATATAAAGATCAAAAAGAAGAAATACTAGAAAAACAAAAAGAATATAATAATAAACACAAAGAACAAATAAATAAAAAAAAATAAAATTTATCGTGATAACAACAAAGATAAAAAAGCTTTAATGAATAAAAAATATCGTGAAGCCAATAAAGAAAAAATTAAAGTAATAAAAAGAAAAGAATATCAAAGAAATAAAGCAAAATACATACAAAAATCAAGATTACACCACTATAATCTTAAAAAAGAAGTTCTAAATCATTATGGACATAAATGTGTTTTTTGTGGAAACACTTACTATGAGCACTTAACAATAGATCACATATTAAATGATGGTGCAAAGCATCGAAAACAAATGACTAAAAATTTATATTCAGTAGTAAAAGAACAAGGTTTTCCTTCAAAGTATCAACTATTATGTTGGAATTGTAATTGTACAAAAAATAGAAATTTTAATAGCAATAATTCCAAAATAAGATTTAAATTGATTGAATTATTAGGTAATAAGTGTACTTGCTGTGGTGAAACAAAAAAAGAATTTTTATGTATTGATCATATTAATGGTGGTGGAACAAAAATTTATAGAAAATTAGGTTCGTATCAAGTTTATAAAGATTTATTATCTCGTGGTGCTCCGAAAAATGAGGTACGTGTTCTTTGTTATAATTGTAATAGTGCTAAAGGTCTTCATGGTTATTGTCCACACAAGACCCTTCAAGAAGATAAAGAAAAAGGATAAAAAATGAAAAATGCTGAATTAGTTGTTAAAAAACCATCAATATTATTTTTTGATATTGAGACATCAAATCTCCGCGCAAATGTGGGGAGGGTATTATGTATCAGTTATGCAATTAACGATGGAAAAATACAAACTTTATCTTTAACTGATAATATGAAGAAATTTAAAACTGATCCAACAAATGATAAACAATTAATTGAGCGTTTTTATGAAATTGTATGTAATGTAGATATAATTGTGGGTTGGTATTCTAGGCGTTACGATTATAAATTCTTAAATACCAGATGTTTAGCCTATGGATTGCCTCCTATGCCAACAACCATATCTCACATAGATTTGTGGGAACATTGTAGAGCAAATTTTGCTTTAACAAGTAATCGTCTTCAAACTTTCCAAGAATTTACACACCTAAATGATAGTAAAACACGCTTAGATTTTGATGTTTGGGTTCGTGCTGCTGCTGGACATATTCCAAGTTTACGTTACATTGAAAAACATTGTTATCAAGATATTGCAGTTTTACGCCAAGCATATAAGAAAATGTTGCCTTTTATTAAAAATCATCCAACAATGAAAACCATTATTAATGGACCAAAACCAATTTGTGCTAATTGTGGCTCTGAAAATGTACACCGTAGGGGCAATTACATAACTATAGCAAACCATTTTTATCGTTTTCAATGTCAAAATTGTGGATCGTGGTTTAAGGGCTCAAAAGTTAAAGAATAATTATAATGACACTTATTGTAGTAGATGGTAATAATCTTCTACATAGAATGATGAACGTTCCTGAGTTTGGCCTGATGCACTATAATAATGTGCCTACTGGTGGCATGTTTGGCACGTTAAATGCCCTAAAAAACATAGTTCAAAGTGTTCCCCAACAACAAGTTAAAGTCATCGTTGTTTGGGATGGTAAACGTAGTCAAAGACGTTTATCTGTATTTCCTGAATACAAGCAAAATCGTAACAAACTTCACGATGAAGATTTTGCTGAATACATGGTTCGTTTCAATGTTCAACAGAAAATTCTACGAGAACAGTTATTACCTGCACTCGGTATTTGTTCCATAACAAATATTGATCGTGAAGGTGATGATATGGTTTTTCTAATTTGTAGCCTCTACAGACAAGACAATAATATCTTTGTAATATCTGAGGACAAAGATTTATTGCAATTAATAGCACATTTTCCAACTGTTACAGTCTACCGTCCAATTGCCAAACAAACTGTAAATGCCAGAAATTTTGAAGATCAATTTTTTGTAAAACCTAATCAATATCTAATTTACAAGGCTTTAAAGGGAGATAAATCTGATAACATTCCCGGTATCCCCTTGATTGGTCCCAAAACAGCCGAACGAGTATTAAAAGAATCGCAACCACGCGACTTTAATGAGTTTTTCGTATGGGTTAAGGCCCAATATGAAAAAGAGGTCTTAAAACACAAGGAAACGCGAATTGCGGGGATTTATAAAAATTGGGGTATCTTCAGCCGTAACTTAGAGCTAGTTGATTTGTCACGTGAAGAATTCACTAACCATGAACAAGTTGAAATTTCTAAGGCAATAGATGCACACAAAGTGCAATATTATGAAGATTATTTTATGCAACTTTGCCAAACATACGGATTTGAGCAATTTATTCGTGAAAAAGAAATTTGGAAGATTGTTTTTAATGTTCAATAATATTATTATGTTTTATTTTGCAACACAGGTAAACGTTCTAAGGGGTAAAGTTAATATATAAATCCTTTTGTTACAGAATTAACAGGTAACAGGTAACAAATGTATAGGTCTAGACAGTCTAATATCTAATTGAACGTTTACCTCACATGGTGCATGTGACACTACATATGGTATGGGAAAATTGAACACAGAAATTTCTTGACAAACTGACTTTCAACAGTACAATGACAGAAGGAGATTTGTAATGAATTTTACGTTGACACGAATTTCGCCTATGGGATATAAGGTGACTAAGGGATCAATTGAAGCATTTGTCAGTTATGATTCAGCTACGGATACAGTTAAAGTGTTATCTGGTAAGTTATTTGAGAGTGAGTTAGCTACGGTCAAGGACGAAATTAAGCGAAGAATCAGATTGGGATTTTAAAATGAATGGGCAAAAGAACGTGATGTAGCTCCAAATGGAACTTGTGATTATTTTGAAAAAGGAGAACAAGAATGAGTTATGAAACTACAGACTTTTCGTTTCGACTTAGGACTCTTTTTGAACAGCTACGCCTTGATGGAAAAAGCCGTGGTGGTGATATTCGATTAAGTTTAGAACAGCAAGAAGCAATTATTAAAGAGATTCAAAAAATTGAAGAGTCTCGTGATTATTATTGGGAAGAGAGTATGGGAGAGGATATTTAAATTTATTATGCTTGAAGAGCAAAGTAAGAATCCATTCTTTACTGATTTGGATTATCAAGATTATTGTTTAAATGTTTTCAAGGATGAATACTCTTCTTGGAGCAATCTATCTATTTTGAGCAGAGAAGGTAATTGGTATACTTTTAAGAAGTTTAAGTATAGTATTCAGTCTGCACTTAGTAATTACATGAGTCGGTGTGAAGTTTTTGCCGCTTCTCCCGCTAGTTGTGGAACTACGCACATGGCGTGGTTCGATCTTGATTCACATTGTGATGATGTTGATAAACAAAAAGAAGCACTGCATATTACAAAGATGATTTATCAGTACCTTACTCTTAATAACGTTTACCCAGAATTTGTCCAGTCTTCAACTGTTGGCAATTATCATTTGAGAATTCGTTTTGCAGAAGCACAGAGTAATGATTTTCTAACAGTCATTCAGAAAGGTATTTTGAGAGTATTGGAATTACCACGAAGCATTGAGTTTGGTCCTAAGAATCGTAGGCAGATACGACCTTGGTTTGTGGGCAATCATTTTAAGCCAGCAGGTAGAATTTTGCATAAAGGTGAACTTTGTAAGAATATTAAGTGTCTGTCTCATTTATTTAAAGTTGGTGATGAAATTAAAAATGAACATTTTTGTGAAAATGAGAGTGATTTTAAGATTGACAAGTACATACCCGATGGTTTATATTTGAAACGCAATTGTGCATTAATGCACCTTGTAGAAGATTGTGTTCGGTTTGGTTATTCCAAAGAACGAATTTTGGATCATGCCAAAGAGATTTATGCACGTGGTGTGGTGAAAGATTCTTTGGACAAGCATCTGTTAAGTTTTGAAGCAATGTATAATTATTATCATAGTCGATTTGGTTTTTGGGACACGTTTTGGAAAGTATATCCCAAAGGCAAGACTGTTGTAGAATTGTTAAATGACATGAGAAAGTATGCAAAGCAACACAACCTGACAGATTTTCCTTTGTCTGCTCGTGTTGTGGCTAAATATCAAGGAGTTTCAGTTAGAACTGCTTGGAAGCGATTAAAGGCATTAGAAACATATAATACTAATTGGACACAATTAGGTTCTTTGCCTTGTACTTCTGCTACTATTACCGCTTCATTGCCAACTGCTGTATCTAACATTACTTTAAGTTTTGAACCACTTGTGGCAAAACGTGGAAATCGTTTTAGATCAACGAGATATAATGTTTTTTGATTTTTTCACTTGACAAACTGAGTTGAATCATTACAATATACTATGGGTAAGTATAGACCAAAGGAGAGTCAAATGTCAGATCAGGTAGAAGAAAAGAAGGAAGAGGCTGTTGTAAATACTGTTGACTTCATTACTAATGAAGCAGATACAACGTTTAAGACTTTGGAAGAGTGTTCCGAATTCTTAGCTTCACAGCAACGTCAGACGCATCTTGTTGATAGGTCACAGTTTACAGACATTAAGTTAGGTAAGTCAAAGGAAAATAAAGTAACTATTGATTTTGGTCAAGGTGAAATTCCTTTGAATCGTACAGGGTTCAGCCGTATTTGTAAAATTACTAAGAGTCCTGAAAATTACTTAGCATCGTTACCACTTGAAAACATTCGTAAGGATGTTGTGGCACGATTGCTGAATGACTCTAAAGTTAAACAGTTGAACTTTATTATCAAGAATGGACAGGTTACAGGTGTTGCTACAAAAGAGAATACTTTAAGTTCTCAAGAGTTTTTAAATCATGCATTTCAGACCAACCACAAGATTTTCAGAGGCATCGGTGTAGCTAATGAACGTCTTGTAGTTGACTTTACTACAAATGATGAACATTCACCACTTCCGAATGACGTGTTTGGATTTGGTGTTTCATGCATCCATGATGATTCCTCTGGTAATTTCCCAACTCTTTCACCTTATTCCTATCGTCTTGTTTGTGCCAATGGTGCTGTCCACATGAAGACATTGGGCAGTATTCGATTTGGTGCACGAATGAGTGCTGATAAGGTTTTTGAGGTTATGCAGCAACGATTCGTGGAATTACCAAATCAACTTTCAACCAAATACCATGATGTTCTCCAAACGATGAATACAACTGTTATTTCTCCTGAAGAAAAGCAGTTTATTCGATCGTTCCTTGAAGATGAATTTTCATGGTCCGATAGTATTGATGGTTCAACTCAATTTGATGAGGCAATTACAAATAAGGAGAGTGCTAATTATTATGATTTATTGAATGTTATTACCAGTTATGCAAACCAGTTAGACATTCGTACTCGTCGTGAAATTCAAATGTTGGCAGGACGTATGTTTGATTATTTTGACCATAGTTCCAGTGAGTTATTTAAAGGCTATTCAGAATTTAAGCGAATGAAGACGTTAGAGTTGGCATCGAAGTAATTTAATAGAAAGAGGAATCAGGTTATGGCAGAGAATGAGTTGGTTGTGGTTGTGGCAGATGTTCAGAATCTTTATCATGCAGCAAAGACATTCGGGGGAGGGAAAAAAGTAAATTATAAGCTGTTGATGCAAAAGATTTTGAATGGTCGTAAAGGTGGTATTTGTAAGGCGTATGCAGCACACAAGGATTATAAAGATTCCAAACGTTTTTATAATTCTTTACGTGCAGCAGGCTTTGAAGTCGTTAGTAAGCGGATTATTACAAAGGTAGAGAATGGACGAAAACGACTCGTGCCACGCTATTTTGAAGTTGAACTTGCTACTGATGTTATGGATGCTGCTATTAGTGATGAAAATGTAAAGACTGTTGTTCTTTGTACGGGTAACGGTTCTTACTCTTATCTCCTTGAACGTCTTAAGGAGTTAGGAGTTAACGTAGAGGTTTGGTGTTTTGATAAAGCAACAGCAGAAAGTCTGAAAGAACGAAGTACGTTCCATGAAATTCCTGCTGAATGTTTAATGTCTGCACAAGAAGCAGAAAAGGTTGAAGAAAATGCCAGTTCCACAGGCACCTAGTGAAAAAGGTAATAATATCAATAATCAGGTAGACCGGCTTAAAAAGTCCGTTCTACCTGATGGTATTTCTACTGATTTTAAGAAGGGTTTTATTTCTATTGCTGTTGATTTTCCAAGTCAAGAGCAGTTACAGAAGACTTTACAAGTGACCAAATATGATCAGTTAATGCAGATTATCGTCCAGTTCCTATCAGAAATGATCTTTTCAATGGCACCACAGGATATTGATGTTACTGGTCAAACGGGGTTTGATCCTAAAAAACCTATTCTTTTGAAAAAGGTATCATTTCCAGTTATTCCGTATGATGGGGTTGAAAGTGGCAAAGCACTGAAAATCAATGCTTGGTTTGCACAAGGAGTTTAACATGGAAAAATTTTGGATGTGGTTAGCATGGAAATTACCAAAACCTTTAGTATATTGGTGCGTTGCTCGTGCTGGTGCTTATGCTACTCAAGGTAAGTGGGGAAATACTGAAGTACCAAAACTTACTGTCATAGACACATTAGAACGTTGGAGTCAAAAATAATGGACGCATTAACAGTTTTGAGTTTCTGTTGCACTAATGGTTTGGTTTGTTCGTTGGATTATTCTGGTGGAACGTTGGGTAGACGATATGTTTATCCATATTCATTAAAAGCTGCAAAGAATGGTAATCTTATTTTAACTGCACATTGTTTTCCTGATGGTAAGGAAGAACGATTTAAATATGATCTAGTAACAGAAGTTACACCTGAACCAATTCTTTCTACTGAGCAGGGTCATACACCAAATGAGACGTGGTTGTTTAATTACCCTGTTCCATCACTGTATAATTCAGCATTGTTGCGTCAGGTAAGGATTTATGGTCCTGACAATCAAACAGTATTGTCATTGAAGCCTTGGGATCAATCATCAACAGATGAACGTGCTGCTGAGATTCGTAGATTCTTAGTTGGAGGTTAATATGTTATTAAAATTAGGAAAATATTTAATTGATCCACAGAAAGTTATTTTTGTAAGAAAAGTTGTAGAAAATGATAGTAGTATTTTTTTACGTGTTTATTTAACTAATCAGGATGTGGTTGATATTTATGCAAAAGATGAAAAAGAATTAGATGAATTTTTTGATGCAATTTGGAATGCCTCTTTATTTGTGGTTACTACTTGTAAATGCAAGTCAGAAGGAGAGTAAAAATGGCTAGAGTTTACCAAACACGTAATGGTGAGTTTTTTGATTTGTCAATAGATCAACTGAAAGAAGAGTTGGCTGTTGTTTCCAAGGAGTTGTCTGCTATTAAGAAAGAACAGAAGACAAATAAGACAGAGGAAAATGAAGCAAAGCGTAAAGAGTTGAATAACAAGCGTATTCGCATTTATGCTCGTATGCGAAAGCTGGATTACAAGGCTTCTGAATTCCGTGGTGGCAAGAATCCTGCCAAGGTTGAACCCATTGTGTCTCCTGAGACTCAGGCTAAGTTGGATGAAATTGCCAAGCAGAAAGAAGCAGAAGATGCAAAAACCAAGCAGGAAATTACTGCTGACCATGCATTAGAACCTGAGAAGCGTACTTCTCAGCTTGAAGAGAAAAAAGATGAACAGCCAGTAGTTCAGTCAGTTGGTACTACAGGTACTTTAATTGTTTCAAATAAAAATTCGGATCAAAATGCAAACAAGAGAATTATACTAAGTTTAAAACAGTAATGAAAATAGCAATTGTTAGCACATGGAATGAGTGTTGTGGCATTGCAGAATACACTAAGGATTTAGTGTATGGTCTGCGAGAGAAAGGCCACAGTGTTCATGTATTTGCTAATTTTCCAAAATTAAAAGCTGAACCAGATGAAGAATTTGTAACAAGGTGCTTTCATGTACCTTATTTAGATAATATACATGAAACAGATATTTCATTTGTTGAACAGTTATTACAATATGATATTGTACATTTCCAGTTTGAAACCAGTTTATATCATCCAGCTTGGTTTCCAAATTTGGTGAAGGAACTTTTTGGCAAAGTTCCAATTGTATTCACAATGCATTCATCTGGAATCTGGCCTAATTTTGATCAGGGATTTGTTTCACGATATATAACTCATGAGCCTATGCCTTGGTATTCAAATTCTGCTGTAATTCCAATGGGTATAAAGTTTTATGATAATACTACTGTTGGAAATCCTAAGTATATAGTTAGCTTTGGCTTAGGACGTAATAATGATGATTTTGTTAGAAAAGCTATAACTGGCACAGAAATAGAGTTTTATACCACGTATGGTCACCACAAATGGCTGAGTAAACAAGACCTTGTGAAGGAAATACAAAGAGCATTTTCCGTTAGTTTGATTTACCCACCTGTTGGAGCATCTGTTAGTTCTTCTGCTGCAAATCTTGCATTAGGTTGTCATCGCGTTCTTTTCTGTTCTCCTACCAATTGGTTTAAACATGTAAACCATTATCCGGCTGTGTATTCTGTTGATACAACAGAACGAATGAAAGAAATTATTACAGATATTGCAGAATCAAATGATTATCAATCAGATTTATTACACGAAATTGCTTCTCGTAAGGATTATATCTGTAATGAGGGACGGGATTACGATACTTTCGTTAACCGTCATATTACAGTTTATAAAAATTTGTTGTAATTTCTCTCAGAGTTAATGATTATAGATATTAGAGGATGGTTGTAATTTCTCTTGGAGTCCAATTCAATGAGAGCATATTGTGGTGATGGTTACAAGCAGAATCCAGAAGGAAAGCTTTTGGGCCGATATGCTGCTGCTATGAAACGTGATGCTGAAAATGATGTTTTAGATCGTGCAGAGTTTAATCGTCAGTATAAAGAAGGCAAAGTTTTCATGCGGTTAGCTTCTAAATATATGAATTTGCAAAAATGTGGTCAAGATTTGTATTTAGAAGCTGATAAAAAGGTGGTATGGAGTTTTGCAGATGGTGCTATTATGAGAAAACCAGAAGATTTAGATTGGGTAGATGAATACCTAGCGAAACAAGAGGAATAATAAGATGCGTTTGGTTACTTCCAAATCTCGTGTTGATGCATTTAGTCTCATTACTGGACAAGAGCCTGAAGCTGCACCAGCAGAAAAGAGCTATGCAGAGAAGCTAGAAGAAGAGACTGAGCATTATACCTCTCTTCGCAAAGCTTCACAGGAACAGTATCAGAACATTCCTACAGGTGAACGTGAAGTTCACAAAGAGGAATATTCTGACCAAGATCATGTTATTAAAGAAGCCTCCAAAGTTCTGAAAGACAATCTTGATAAGATGATTGGCAAGGGTGGATATACGATTGCTCTTGATGAATTCCATCGAACAGCAGCACATAATTCTCCTGCCGATGATCAGGCAATTACTGATAAATCATTGCTGGTTTTTGCCGTTAATTTCATGGTCGCAGGGACCAATGAACGGAAAACAGCAAAATTTGTAGTAGAGCATGATGAAGATTCAGCATTGTCTTCAGAACGATTAAAACTTGGTTCAGTGTTCTATGATAAGTACGATAATGAATACAAACTTTCAGCTAAAGCGGTTGAGAATTTCTTAGCAGGAGATAATGAACAGATGAAGAATAGCGTTGAACAACCCATTGCATACTTTAATGCCGAAGTCGATGGTTACGAAGCCGTAGATGCACCAGCAGGTTCCCATGTGGTTGCTGCTCGTCTTCGGGAAGCCGGTTTTGATGTGACAGAAGAGTATGTAGATGCGACGAATGACCCTAAACGGTTTGGCCGTCTTTGTTACATGGTAGACGTACCTCTTGATAAGATGGATGCATTTAAGAAGGTTTGTGCCATGAGTAATGATGAGTGGTTCAATCGTGGTAAAGATGCAAATTCTGCTTCACCCGCTTCTCCTGATTTGTCAGGTGATAAATGGTTTGATCGTAGTAAAGATCAGGGAAACAGTGATGGGCGTGATTTGAACGATAACAAGACATGGTTTGATCGTTCTTTGAACGTCAATGAAGCTAAGAATCCTTATGGAAGTGAGAAGGCACAGTTAGCTTCAGATGCCATGAAGAAAGATGCATCTAAAGCTAAGAACGACGTTGCAAAGGCTATTGCAGACTTAAAAGACCTTTGCAAGTAGTTCTTATAAACTGCATTAGTTGAATTTAATACAGGGTGTCAAGAGCACCCTGTATTTCTATTCCAAGGAGAGTTTTTCATGTCATGGTTGCAGAAATTAGCAGTTTTATTAAAAATTTCAGATCGAAGTGGTCAAGACCCTAACAGGATTTATAATAGCAAAGAACCTAAACAAGACTATTCTCTAACTGAAAAAGATCCAAAAATTCTTAAAGATACTGTTGAGGATACTATTGTCTCTTCTGAACCAAGAAGTGACAAAATGTTAAATAGTGAGTCTCACGATGACACTAATGATGAAATTCTCAAGATGTTTTGGAATGAAGACCAGCAAGAGCATTTGTTCAATGAGCCTCTTGACAAGGTAAACGTTATTACAGATACGAATACGGTTAATCCTATAAATAAGCCACCTACCTATGACTTAGTGGGGTCTTCACAAGAAAACGAAGAAGATAGAAAATTTAACTTGATTTCCAAGAAGGTTGATTGTATAATAACATTAGAAGAACTAGAGAAGGAAAATCCTACTCTGGCTGAATACTTGTCTAGTTTTGGAGTTAAGACATTAGACAAGACAGTAGTAGCTTCTACATACCATAAACTTTGTGTGGAAGCGGCTAGACAAGAAAAACCACTTTCAGAGGTTTTGAAACGTGTTTAAAGTTATTGCCAATGAAGTGTTAGGAGAAGGGACTGTAATATTTTATCAAAATCCTGTTACAAACGATATCGTTTACAATATTGATGGTGTAGACAATCAGAAATTGGTTAGTTGGCACGGAATTCGTGAGGGTGTGGTAGGGTTTCCAACTTGTATTAATCACATGGATTTATGGCTGAACAGTGTTTACCATCGAAATGAGTTGGAAGGATTAGCTAAATTTAAAGACGAAAGTGACGATGCTTGGGATTATAAAGAGAGGGAGATTCTAGCAAAATTTGCTACGTGGCAACGTGTAGCAATTTTTGGTAGAATTTCTGCTGACGGTGGTGTGTTACAATTTATTAATACTACTGGTAATATGGATAAGTCTAAAGAGATTATTGAACATATGTTAAATAAGGGGTTGGTGGAAGAAGCAACTCATTTGTTTATTAATAATACTGATTTTGATACTGTGGGTAAATTTTTGTTGGTTAGTGCGCAATGTGCGCTTTTTGCGAGAGAACAAGAAAAGTTAGAAGGAGAAAGACCAGTGTTGACATCAAAACTGTTGATTGAAGCTCAAATGGAAGACGAGAAACAAGGTAAGCAGCAGCATACAGATGAACTTTTAAGTGTTCTTGAGCCATGGAGAGCATTAAAAGCTAAATTGAATGATCCCAATCTATCTGATGAACAGAAGGATGAAATTAAGCAGCAGATGAAGGAAGTTTCTGCTCCTGTAATGAATTGGCTTTACGATGACTATTATCCATTAATTGTTCGTGAGGTTGCAAAATATACTAAAAATTACAAAACACGTGAAGATGAATCTCCAATTGATTATTTTGCTCCTGCTGTTCTCACTGGCCTTACTAAGAGTTTTTTAAATAACTTTGATCCTTCCAGAGCAACAATTTCTACTTTCGTTGGTTCACAGGCTGGTGGTTTGGCTAAAAATATGTTAAATAAACAGCGCAGTCAAGATAAACAATATATGACCGTTGGGCCAGCTTTTGCTGACGATGACGGTGGTGCTGAAGCTGGTTCTGCTGGCGATGTGGCTGGTAGCAATGACCCTGTTGCGAATGTTACTGAGCCAATGTTTGGCGAAGGTCCACGTGAATCTTCCCCTTTGGAAAATGTGTTAGGTCCAGTAATTAAGCAAATTGAACCTGTTCTTGCACCAGATGAATTAGATATTGTTAAGAAATATTTTTACGATAATATGACTTTAGACCAGATTGGTAAAGAGCGTAATGTAACGCGAGAACGAATTCGTCAGATTATTCAGGGTATTATTCAAAAGTTACAAATTCCTGAAATAAAGCAACGTCTTGGTTTGGCTAAGAAGAAATTATTCTTGAGTATTAAGTAATGACAAAATCATTACGAGATTTAAGAGCAAAGTTGTTAACTATTAATTTGTTGTCACGGCAGATGATGGGCAGAGTTGATGAATTAAGTTATTATACTGATTTTTTTGATAAGGATGACAAGGATACAGAAAGTATTATTGAATATTTATATAAATATCTTGAGGATGATTATGAGAAATTAAAGATGGTATGTTCGGATACGAAATTGCCGGAAAAGGATGCAGTGAAGAATGACACCTAATGTTAGTTTATCTCCCATAGGTGATCTTGCTTGGGTTTTCCTTGATGGGCAGTTTATTTTCACTCGTGAGGTTGGTGCAAATTATAAAACAGCGTTGAAGACTCTTTCTGGCAGTGAGTTGTCTCTTGCCGTTCCTTATGGTATTTTCTCAACTGGTAAGAATCTATTAATTGTTGATTTTGAGGATGAATATCTTTATAGACCTTATTCCACGGCTCTTAAGGGTTTAAGAGACTTGGAATATATTGATAGTGATACTATGATTAGATTTCATAGGTTTGAGCGAAAGGCTAGTTTGGTTTTTAAAGAAATTATAAGTTTTGAGAAACGAGAAGTACTTAATGGTCTTGAGAGAGATTTGGAGTTTAATTTTGGGTCTTGGGGTAAGTAATGAAATTTTCCAAGGCATACTTAAATGAAAATATTGAAAAGGAAAGTATTTTTAATAGAAACATTTCTGATCTTTACGTGGTTGCTTTTAAACTATTAGAAGCAATTGATTCTGCCATTGATCCCGTTGAGGCATATCGTTTTATTTCTCAAAATGTAAATTCTGGTAATGTTGATATGAATGCTGTTTTTACTCCACAGCATTTAAGAGCATTTGAACAGATAAAAGAAAAACATGCTTTTGGATTACCAATTTCTAATATCATTAATACTGATAATACAATTCAGACTCAGATTTTATCTGCTTACAATCGTTTGAAACGGTACATGGAAGTACAGTCAGACGAACGAAGTCAACCAACAAATGAGGTTAGTAAGAAATTTGACTATGATGGTATGAAGGATGTTTTTACATCTTTGCATACTATGTTGAGTCAATATTTAGAAGCACTGGAATTGATGAAACAGCAGTTTGATGTTTTGTTTCCTCATATTCCCGTTAGTCGATCAGCAGATGAATTAAAAACAGATGTTGAAAAGATTTATAATTATTTAAAGCATGAATTAAGCGTTACAAATGAAAGTTTGAAAAAGGGTACAGAAGGTATTTTGGATTTTCAGGTTGATGAAAAAGCCAATACATCTGCTGCTGAACCTGCTGTAAATCCTCCTGATTGGCCTAGAAAATTGAAACGTTCTGCTGATGCCAAGACACTAATGTTCCATTTGTTGCAAAATTGGTATGATAAGACCAATAAATTCCAAGAAGGAATAGATAATCTTTGGAAGCATTATTTCTTTGAAGCAAAAGATAAGAAGGATTTAAGTCGTCAGATTGTTCAGAATTTATCTAAGTCTAAAGATAGCAAAGATAAACGAAATCTTTGGGAACAGTTCTCTAATCGTCTTAATGAGATAACTGAAAGCTTTAGTCAGGGCAAGACTCCATATTCAGGTAAGAATAAACCTTTTGACACAGAGTTGCTAGCTGATGTTCATAGAATTCTTAAATGGAATATGGTAAAGATCATTGGTGATATTAATATTGCAAAATCTGATTTACATCGGTTAACAGATCAAAATACTAATCCATTGACACGGCAGACACCAAAAGAAAAAGAACAAGCCCCATTAGATGTTTACCGTGTACCTTTCCAATCATTCTATAAGCAATTTACTGATAAAATGCGTAAGGTGGATGAATATTTATCTAACTCAATGGAAAAGATTCAGGAACTTATTTCACAAGTTCCTAATACTAATTTTAATAACTTTTTAGATATTATGAAAAAGGTGGATGAAATTGTTGGTACTGGTTACCAAGATATAATGACTATTAAATTTAAATATTCTCCTAGAACTGCACAGGAAGTAGATCAAAGTCAAGTTGCTATGCAGCAACTAGTTCAATATGTACAGAATTTTAAAACTAATTATGCAAAGATTGAGAAGTTCCTACATCAAGCACATAGTGAGTTGGATAGAATTTCATTACGAACTGATTTATCTCCTGAAGATAGTGAGCAGGCCAAAGAGATTATGGTTGTATTTCAAGATATGTTAAATGCATTACGTGAACAGAGAATGCTTTTAGATAAATTTATAAAAGATACTGAAGAGGCTGGAAAAACTACAACTCAGAAGGTTGAAGAGTTTATTACCAAAAATCCTGAAGGAACTCCTAAAGAGCAGGGTAATAAATTATATAATTGGTTTATGTCAGGTGGTGGGGTTGGTGGTGGAGGTCCAGTATAATGCCATATACAACAGTCGCTAAAGTTGCAGAATATGCTCGTAATTTGGAAGTTAAATATGGGCAAATGTCTGTTATAACTCCTGCTGATGTACAGATTTATGTTGATGATGCTGATACTTATATTGATGCACGATTAAATCATGCTTATTATACACCACTACAACAGATTGTCAGGAATGGAGTTACGAAATATCCAGACCCAATTCCATTAATTGCTACAAAAGTTGCTGCTGCAATGGCAGTAAGGTCTATTTACTCTAGAATTGATCCTCAAGTGTCTACGAGTGCTGAACAGCATCTAAACGATGCTCTACGTGAATTAAATAGGTTTACAGAAGGTACGTACCAAGGCACTAATAGGCTTGATGGTCAAATTCTAAAGGCTAGAAACTCTTTTATAAATCCTCAAGTTGCCCCACTTGATCCTCCAAATAAGCAAGCTGGTGTGTAATAATTCAATATTTATCTTGCCCATTCTCGGATTATATTACTATGAGAGAGTCTTTGTGGAGCAAGATAAATGCCAGCAAATGTTACAATAGCCCCTGCGCAACAGCAACAGATATTACAACAGCCTCAAACACCAACGCAAGATATTACACCGTCGATTGACATAGATTTGCCTGCCTATGAAGTTGTAGAATCTTTTCTTCAGTGGTTAAACACTTATGATGATGGTCAATTTTCAAATGTTACAAGTCTAACAAATGATATTTATAATGAAATTGGTCGTGCCAGTACTTCTACCGAATTGTCAAATTTAATAGCAAAATATCAATATAATTTGAGGTATATGGGTAAACGTTTAAAGACGGCGTTTCCAAAAGTTTTTATGATGGTTGATCGTGCCTTGAATAAGGTATTAGGACAAATTGAAGCTATGCAAGAACAGGCTGGTGGTATAATTCCTATTAAACGTAGTGCTAAACGTAAAACTGCACAAACATTAAGTGGTGAATATAAACCACAAAGCCAAGCTCCCGGTACGACTTCTGTAAGTCCCCCTGATACCGTTGTGGAAAATCCTGTTGAAGATGTTAACAAGAATTTAGAGGTTGGAGATAATGTATTTCCTGAAGTTGCACAGGAAATGAATCAGGATGAGACATATAAGAATCGTGCAAAAACATATCTTACAAAAGGTCTGGATAATCTACTTAAGGTCCAAGATAAACCCGGTGGGCTACGGCAGTTAACAGAACAGTTAATGTGTATTGTTCGTAAGCTAGACAAACGTTACACTAGGCCAAAGGAATAACCAGTGGCTAATCAAAATCGTAAGGCAACTCCGCAAGAGGCTGTGAGACAAGCAGTGATTGCATCCAACGGCAACAGAACACCAGAACAAATGAATCAGAAAAGTACAAATAATAGTACTCTTATTTTAGGTGATAATATTAGTAAAGAATGGAGTAATATTGTTAAAGCTAAGAAAGTAAATATTCAAACCAAAGATCCATTACTTGAACGATTGAATCGTCAAGTTGGAACTTCTTCCGTCGTTGTTACTCGTGATCCGATTACAGGTGCGGGTAGATCATCCGGTAAATCAGGCATGGCACGTTCTGCTGTATCAGTAGACCGTGTTTATGATGTTCCATTTAGCCCATTCCGTAATAGGTTTGCTGTTGAACAGCCGATGAATCGTATTGAAATGCTTCAACGCTTTCGATACTATTTCCGATATGAGCCTCTTGTTCGTGCCTCAATGGAATTGCACACTGAATTCCCATTGTCAACATTTGAATTAAAGCATCAAGACCCCATATTGAAAAGTGAATTTATGGACATGTGTGAGGACATTAATTTATTTGAATTCTTGCTAGATATGGTATTAGAGTATTGGTTAATTGGCGGTTGTGCAGTGTTTGGTATTTTTGACGACCCTAAACAACCTTGTTTGTGGAAGAAGTTTGTGTTGTTAAATCCTCTTTACGTGGAAATTGAAAATTGTCCATTTACGGACGGTCGTTCAGAAGATCAGATGAAGTTACGGTTCGATGAACGTACTCGTGGTATTGTTGCCAATGGTCCACGTGATCCTAATACTGGTAAATTATATAATAGACTTCCAGCAGATATTATTGAGAGTATTAAGAATGGTGATGGAACTATGCCATTGAATAATATTCAGGCATCCTATTTCAAACGAAAAGGTAATTATTTTTCTCCATATGGTGAGTCTTTATTATTCTGTGTTTCTCATTTACTTGCATATCGTGATAAATTACGTGATTCATTGTATTATACTTGTGATAGACATGCAACTCCTAGAGAAGTATGGAAGTTAGGTACGGATGCTCTTCCAGCGAGTGAAGAAGAAATAACAGCATTCCAATCGTTGTTAAGTCAAACTTATCTTGATCCAAACCAAGCTATTATCTGGAACCATGCATTGACACATGAGTTGATTGGTGCTGCTGATAAGATGCTTCCAGTGTCTCAGGAAATTACAAAAGTTGAAGAAGAAATGCTTATTGGTTTGATGTTGAATAAGGGTTTCCTTGATTCAGCATATGGTGCATATGCCAATATGTCAGTTGCATTAGATGTTTTAATTTCTAGATATTTAACTTTACGTACACGAATTGAGCGTTGGATGAAGGATAATGTATTTGCTCCTATTTGTCGTATTCATAATATCTACAAGCCAACTCAGGCAGAATTGTCTCACAGAATTCGTATTAAACATTCTAACAAGCGTCCTTGGGTGCCTGAAATTGCGTGGTCTAAGAATGAACTTCGTGATACTAATCAGAAGATTCAGTTGCTCATGCAGTTCCGTGAGAAACTTGGCAAACCGGGATTCCCACGTGACAGGCTCTATGAAATGGTTGGTGAGAACCCTGAAGTTATTCGTTCTCTTTGCCGCAAGGAACAGGCAGAACTTAAGAACGAGACACCTATGGGTGCCGCCCCTGTTCAAATGGGTGGTCCCGGTCTTGATCTTGGTGGTGGCATGGGCGGTGGTGGAGCACCACCATTAGGTACTGATCTTGGAATTGATATGAATACTGGTTTAGGTGGTGGTCCAGAGGTTGGTGCTCCTGCTGGTGGTGGTCCAATGTCAGTTGATGTCAATCAGTCTGTTGCACCACCTGAATCTGCGAATGCTGGTGCAGGGAATACTGGTAATATTGGAGTATAGAAATGTTTAGTAGAGTTTATATTGCCGAATTAGAGAAAGAGGAAAACATGAAGGAAATGCTTGATTGGTTTGAGAAACGAACCAAGATGCATATTGATCTTGTTAAGAAGTATTGTAACAAGATTGATAAATATGACCATGATAAGTTTAATGGTATTATTGAGCGTGGTGAACAGCATGATGCTAGTAAATATGAAGAACCAGAGAAGACACCATATATTTATATTTCGTGGCAATATAAATGTAAGGAATCTGGTAAAGAGTTTGAAGTATCAGATGATATGAAGCAAAAAATGACTAATGCTACAGAGCATCATGTTCATAGTAATAGACATCATCCTGAATATCATTCGGATCAAAAAGAAACAATTAATAGAGAAGATAGAGACAAACCAGTAAAGTTAGTAGATGCTACAAAAATGACAGATTTGGATATTGCCGAAAATGTTGCAGATTGGTGTGCGATGTCAGAAGAGAAAAAATCAAATCCTAAAGATTGGGCAGATAAGAATATTGGTAAAAGATGGAAATATACGGATGAACAGAAAAAACTCATATATGAGTTAATTGGAGAGATTTTCAATGAAAAAGTTTAGCGAAAACTACATAGAAGGTTTAGAGAAGCAGGGACAGGCTACCAATAGTCAGGGTAAACCTGTATCACCTAAGCATTTACAAGAAAAAGAAAAAACTATGACTTATATTAATGATATGAAACAATTATTAGATAAATATCCAGAAAATAATAGGGGTGAAGAGTTTGCGAAAGCTTATAATGAAGTATGGAATAAGCATTTTCCAGACAAAACCCATCAGCAACCATCTGCTAAACCTGCTAGTTATGGCAAAGGCAAAGATGTTCCAGATGATCAGTTTGATGCAGAGCAGTTGGCAAAAGGCACTAAAATTGAAATGGAAGAACATGGCTTAGATATGGAAACTGCCAAGGGAATTTGTAAAGATCATTTGCTTGAGGACGAAAATTATTACAAAGATGAACAGTCATAAATTGTATTTTAAATTCTTTAAATAACGGTGATTATACTAATATGAGGGAGTGTGTATCATGGCAATGATGCGATACGTTAAAGCAACTGTTAAACGTGTTTTAGACACGGAAAAAGCTACAAAGATTGTAGTTTGTAAAGATTCAAGCATGGTCAAGGAAGAACCTGACGAAGATGATGAATCAGAAGAAGAACGAGGAAGTGACCGAAAAAACGGTCATAAAACCCCTCAAAGACCAGATTAATGACTTTTTATTATTACACGAAGAACAGATAGAATCATTAAAATTTGGTCAACTTACGTTTGAGGTTCGGGAAGGTAAAGTTTACCGGCTGTTAGTAACAAGTTCTGTACTTGTTAGAAATTAGGAGTTTAGACAAATGCTTGCTTCTCGTTATTTGGTTGCACAATTTCGTAATAAGGTTGCCAAGACTCTTGCTTCCTTGAGTGTGAATTATGAAGAATTTGAGAAGAATTCTTCTCAACCAAATATTCTAGCTGTTCGTATGGCAATGTTGGTTGGAAAGATTATAGATGAAAATTATGATAAATGGAGCGAGGCAGAGGTTAAGATTGCTGCTAAGAAATTCACAGAGCTTGTCGATGCTGGTATTAGAACTGCTGCCAAGAAATCAGATGGTGCATATGAACCATTGTATCCAGAGTTTTCTGCTTGGGTACTAAATACTGATTTTAGATTCGATGCTACTAAACGAATGTTTGATTATGTTAAGTCTGTAGATTTTCCAACATTGAAAGACGGTCCAGTGTATGAAAATGATTATGTTAAAGATTGCCCACCACATCCAAAAGTGGTTGCTTCTTCAATTCCTCCTGCCGTAATCGCAGAGCGAATTATTGTTTCATTGCATAAAGAAAATCAGGGCGATGTGCAGAAGGCATTTGATGGTTATGTTAATGGTGGAACATGGCCTTACGCTTCAGACGATCAGAAGAAAGAATGTGCTCGTCTAATGCAAGCTTTTGGTTTTGCTGTGACATACAAGGCAAAGAAAGAAGCTTCCAAAGATGTTGAAGCAGATAAAAAACAGGAATGGATTAGTAAGAAAATTGAATTTTTAATTAAGAACGAAGGATTAGATCAGAAGCAAGCTGCTGGTAAAGCATATGGTATGTGGGAATCTGAGCATGGTAAGACAGCACAGAAATTTCCCCTGTCAGTAGATGCTCAAGTTGGTACTGCTGAAGTTGAAATTCGTAATTTGACTTCCCCCAAACCGCCAACACAAACTGTTGCCAATCCTGAAGTTCCAGTAGGTGGTAAAGAAGATGATCTTCAACTTTTAATTGATAAACTAACTGAAGCTGATAAGACTGAAGCTGTTATGGAAAAAGAGGGAGATAGTGGTATTGTTACAGACGAGGCAGAGGGTGATCGTAACATGCCTTCTCCACGTAAGACAGATGTTCATGGTAATCCAAATGTTGGTGCTACTGACCAGACTGGCAAGATGGATGAAAAGATTCGTCCAATGCCTTCCAGCATGGAACCACGTCGAAGTATGATTCTTGCTAGAGCAAAGATGCTCATGGAATTCATGGATGTAGAAAATGAGCAGGAAGCTAAAGAAACAGTTTCAAAGTATGCAAAGAAACTAGCAACTGCTGCAAAGATTTCAGAGGCAGATGCTACTAAACGAATTTGTTCAAATTTAGAAGTTTTTGCAAGTGCTGATAATGAAAGTCTTGAAATTTACAATAGATTCTACAGAAGTGCTAGAATTCAAAAACATTATTGTAGTAATGATCGTTGTCGAAAGACTACAGATCATGTTGAGTTAGAAGGTCAACCGGGAAAACTTAAATGCAAAGAATGTGGAACTGAGAAGGATAAAGTTACCAAGAAGTCTCAGCACATTCCTGAAGCTTCTGTAATTCGTGCATTTGAGGCTGCATTACCACAGTATAATGGTGGTGCCTTCCAAAGATTGCAAGATTTACAAATGAAGGTTCAGACTAGCAATGATCCTAGAGAAATTAAAGAATATGAAAATTTAGCTGACATTTGGAGTGGTTTACATGCAAGAGGTCCAGTGGCAGCACAGGCTGTAACTCCTGTTCAACAGCCAATGACTGCCCCTGCTGGTGCTCCACAGAATCCTCAACAGCCACAGCAACCTCAGAATCAAATGTCAGACAATGATAAGAAAAATATGTTGAGTGCTTTGCAGCAAGCCATTAATCAGGCAAATCAGAATAATGATCAAAATTCTGCAAATCAATTAACAGATGTTCTTAATCAGAAAATGCAGGAATCATCTAATGCTACTAATCCTGCTTTTGCACCAACTGCTTCATTGAAACTTGTTGAAGAAGCTGCAAAACGTGGTGAGTATCTGACAGTTGATGAAATCTTTAGAATTAGTCCAATTGCCGCAAAACAGATGAAGGATGCTGGTCTATTAAAGGTTAAAGCTGAGTATTTGCTAAAACGAGTCCTACCTTACTTACAGGAAGAGGACGATGGACTCACCGACTAGTCAAAGCGTAGCAAGTTACTTGAGTAATCATGCTGGCTTTCAATCTTGGTTAGCTCAACACGCGAATCAAGATATTGCTAGTTTGCGTAATGATCCTCAGTTAAATAGTTTTAGAGAAGAGTATAACAAAAATTTAAATTTAGGTAAATTTAGGACTGATCCTGCGCAAAATACTAATATTGATCAAAATACATTCATGCAAGGTGTGGAGATGGTTAAAAACATGGGTAATCAGATTACTGCTCAGATGATGAATAAGCAGATGGATCATGCTGCCTATCCTGAGAGTCTTAAGTCTAAATCTGAAAATCAGTTACGATTTATTATGAAAGACGCATATGAAGCATTGAAGGCCAA